GTGAGAGGCAACGCCGCCGCATCGGGTGTGAGTGGCAACGCCGCCGCCTCGGGCTGGAGGGGCAACGCCGCCGCATCGGGCTGGAACGGCAACGCCGCCGCCTCGGGCCGGAGAGGCACAGCTTCCGTAACCGGCCCGGATGGAAAAGCGTCTGCATTAGGCGAACAGTGCCTTGCCGTGGCATGGGGCCAAGATAGCCTTGCAAGAGGCGCTGTGGGCAACTGGATCGTTGTTTCCGAGCGTGACGATGATGGCAACATCATTGACGCCAAAATCGTAAAGGTGGACGGTGATACCATCAAGGCGGACACGTGGTACAAACTGGCGAATGGTGAGATCGTGGAGGCATCGTAATGTATTTGTGTGATTATTGTGGGGCAGCGTTCCATTCGCTGGATTACATCGAGGAAAAGTCCGATGAGTGCGGAAACAGCATAATTTATGTCTGCCCAGAGTGCGGAGAGGAGATTATCCCCGGAGAAGCGGATGAATGTCCTGTTTGCCACGGCTGGAAGCCGATGAAAGCCGCTATGTGCCACAAGTGCGAACTGGAAACAATCGGGAATTTCAAACTGGCTATACGGAAGTTTTCCGATGTGCAGCTTGATTATATTTCCGATCTGACGGAGGGTGAGTATCTCTCGGAGTTTTTGCATAAGGGGGGCTTGGGATGATAAACGGTGTCCTCCGGTACATAAAAGCTACAGTGGAAATCCCATTCCCGGAGGGGAAAATGTGCTGTAACCTCTGCCCACTGCTGGAGACTTATTCGCGAAATCAATGTCGGAGAACAGGCGAGTATCTGTTAGACACGAGAATCGTCGGGGCATATTGCCCGCTACAAGTTGTTGATGAGGAGAAAACCGAATGATGAATATCTATGAGAAAATCGCAGCGATTATGCAGGATGTTCAGTATCTTGCAAAGGACGATCATGTAGAGTTTGGCAGCACCAAGTATAAGGCATTGAGCGAGGAGAAGGTAACCTCCATCATGCGTGCGGAACTGCTGAAACACAAACTGGTTGTATACCCCATCGCACAGACAGCCGGGAGAACTGGGAACATTACCCACGTGGATGTCATCTACCGCATGGTCAACGTGGAAAACCCGGAGGAATACATCGAGATTGCATCCTGCGGAGATGGAGCAGACACACAAGACAAGGGCAGCGGCAAGGCCATGACCTATGCGTTTAAGTATATGTGGCTGCGGGCATTTGCATTGCCCACCGGCGAGGACCCGGACAAAATTTCTTCCGCCGAGCTGGACGAGAAGGAGCGGAACGCCGCTCCGGTGTGTGAGCGATGTGGAGCTGACATTGTGTCCGTCAAGAAGCGCAACGGCGAAATGTGGACGGTAAAGGACATGGTTAAGTACTCCAAGGGCCGCTACGGAGCGCAGATGTGCGCCGACTGCATGAAGGCCACGAAGAAGGAGCAGGACAATGTTGCAGGCTGATGTGACCGCCGCACGGTGGCAGCAGGACAGCGATGGGGCGTGGCTGTGCCTCCGGGTGCAGTCCACCGCCTCTGCAATGACCATCTGTGACGAGATGAAGCCGGACAAGCAGTATGTGGCGCAGATCAAGCGCAAGGGAAGGAGCCTTGACGCAAACGCTTATGCGTGGGTGCTACTGGATAAACTGTCGGCACACTATGGGATTCCGAGGAATGATGTGTACCGGGAAGAAATCAGGATCATTGGTGGTGTGAGCGATGTTGTGTGCATGGTATCAAAGGCGGCGGACGAGTTCTGCCGCAGATGGGAGGCAAAAGGAACCGGCTGGATGGCGGAACAAGGGCCAAGCAAAATTCCTGGATGCGTGAACGTGGCGGTTTGGTACGGCTCAAGCACCTACGACACAGAGCAGATGTCACGGCTGATTGACCAGATCGTTGCCGATTGCCGAGAAGCTGGAATCGAGACTATGACACCGCAGGAGTTGGATGCGCTAAAATCACGCTGGGGCGAAGCCCAGCCGTTGGGAGGTGATAAAGGTGACTGATGAAAGACGGTGCTTCCTGTGCGGCAGAAATGGAGCGGGTGACCCGCTGGAGCGGCACCATTAGGCACATCTTCGGCGGCGCATACCGCAACAAAAGCGAGAAATACGGCCTTGTAGTGTATCTCTGCGGCGAACGGTGCCATAGAAACGGAGGGCTGGCAGTACACCGCAACGGGAATCAAATGCGCCTCCTGCGCCGATACGGCCAGTTAAAGGCCATGCAGGAACAGGGATGGACGGAGGATGACTTCCGCCGTGAATTTGGAAAAAGCTATTTGTAAGGAGGACAACGATGGTAAACAGAATGATTTTGCAGGGGCGGCTTTGCTCTGACCCTGAATTGCGCCGCACCAACAGCGGAACAGCAGTGTGCAGCTTCCGTGTGGCGTGGAGCGAGAAGATTAAGGACAGAGAAACGAAGCTGTTTCTCCCCTGCGTGGCATGGCAGGGTACTGCGGAGATGATTTGCAACCACTTTGCTAAGGGCAAGGAGATCATCGTAGAGGGCAAGCTCTCCAGCCGGGAATACGAGGACAAGACTGGCAACAAGCGCACTGTGGTGGAGCTGACGGCGGACCGGGTACATTTCTGCGGCAGCAAGGACAGCGCACCGCAGCAGCCCACGCAGACCTTCACGGAGATTTCCGAGGACGACGGCGATTTTCCGTTCTAAGGCGGTGCGCCGATGCCGAACAGAATCATACGCGAGAGCATCTGCACTAGCGACAGCGTAGATAGGCTTTCATGGTTCGAGGAGGTCTTGTTCTATCGGCTGATTGTTTCTTGCGATGATTTCGGACGCTATGACGGACGGGCCGCAATTATCAAAAACAGGCTATTCCCTTTGAAAGAAAATCTTACTCTGAAAACTGTAGAAAACGCCCTTCATGGACTGGCGAGTGCTGGATTGGTTACCCTTTATACTTCACAGGGCAAGCGCTTCCTCTACCTACCAACATGGGGTAAGTATCAGAACCAGAGAGCAAAGGAAAGCAAATATCCTGATCCTGTAGAGCCTACGCAAGCAGATGAAATCATTTGCAAACAAATGAATGCAGATGTCCCCGTATTCGAGAATCGAGAATCGAGAATCGATATACGAGAATCGAGAAGCGAGAATAATGCGCGCGAGGCGCGCTTCTCTCCGCCCTCTTTGGACGAGGTTCGGGCTTATATCGCCGAACGGGGGTCTACAGTTGACGCACAGCAATTCATCGATTTCTACGCCTGCAAGGGCTGGATGGTTGGGAAAAATCGCATGAAGGACTGGAAGGCCGCCGTCAGAACCTGGGAGAAGCGCAGAAAGGAGGAAGCCGGTGAACAGCCAACAAAGCAAGAATACCATGTCGGAACATGGCTGTGACATCTGCGGAGGGCTGGGCTACACCGTCCGGCGCACGGAAAGCGGCGAACTGGTGAGCAGAACCTGCAAATGCGAGATCATCCGCCGAAGCAGGATGCGCATGGAGCGTTCCGGACTTCTGGGACTGCTGGATAGCTGCACCTTTGAGTCGTTCCAAACGCGGGAGTATTGGCAACAGGCCGCAAAGCAGGCGGCGGAGAAGTATTTGACCGACTGGAAGGGCAAGTGGTTTTTCATCGGCGGCTCTCCCGGCACTGGGAAAACCCACCTGTGTACGGCGATTTGCGCCAAGCTGATGGACGGCGGAATCCCTGTCCGGTATGTGCAATGGCGGGGAGATATTCCGGCAATCAAGGCAAAGACCAACGATGCTGAAGCATACGCCGAAGCCATGCAGCCGCTGAAAACCGTCCGTGCGCTGTATATCGACGATTTTCTCAAGGGGAGCGTAACGGATGCCGACAAAAACATCGCCTTTGACCTGCTGAATGCCAGGTATATCAACCCGGATGCAATCACGATCATCTCCACGGAGCTGACCATTGACCGCATTTTGAGCTGGGACGAGGCAATCGGGAGCAGGATCAACCAGAGGGCGAAGGATTATATGCTGAACATCGGCAAAAAGCAGAATTGGAGGCTGCAATGACAAAACGGGAGGAACGGAGATGAAGCACCTCGGTGATATTGCGAAAATCAACGGGGCAGAAATTGAGATCGTGGATGTTATCACGGGCGGATCGCCGTGTCAGGATTTGAGCATTGCGGGAAAACGCGCCGGATTGGCCGGCGCAAGGAGCGGATTGTTCATGGAGCAGGTCCGCATCGTAAAGGAGATGAGAGAGCATGACAGAAAGAGCGGACGGACAGGTGACATGGTCAGACCTCGGTTTATGGTCTGGGAAAATGTGCCCGGAGCATTCAGCAGCAACAAAGGGCGAGACTTCGCGGCAGTCCTTGAAGAGATCATCCGCATCGCAGAGCCGGAAGCCCCCGATATTGAAGTGCCTGAAAAAGGATGGCCAACTTGGGGGGGCTACCACGATGAGGTGGGAGGACGATGGAGCGTGGCTTGGCGAGTGCATGACGCGCAATACTGGGGAGTCCCCCAACGCCGCCGTCGGATCTCGGTTGTCGCAGATTTTGGAGGCGACACCGCAGGAGAAATACTCTTTGAGCGCAAAAGCGTGTCAGGGCATCCTGCGGAGAGCGGAACGGCGAGGGAAAGACTTGCCGGAAACGCTGAAAGCGGTGCTTCTTATGCAGTCCGAATCATGGGGGGCTGTGACGGAGGAGGAAAAGGCGCTTTAGTGCAGGAGGACAAGAGCGGAACGCTCGGCACCGGCAACGACCAGACGATTTTCTGCTTGCAGGGAAACGGCATTGACCGCGCAGACACTGCTGGATGCAACGGGAAAGGATGGCGGGAGGACACGAGTTATACCTTGAACACCATCGACCGACCGGCGGTCTGCGCGGGAGTAAGATGCCTGACACCGTGGGAGGCACAAAGCGCACGGGTGTATGACCAAGATGGTGTATGGCATAGTTTAAACGCCAATGAAAACGGTGGCATGGCGCGGGATAGCGTGATGTGCGCCGGGTTTAAGCTCGGCAATAGTGAGCAGGCGCGAAGTATCGGATACGCCGAAGAGCAATCGCCCACGTTGAACGCAGAGTGTGGGGGGAATAAACCGGCGGTGATGTGCCTGAACGATCAAGGTGGGAATGTGATGGGCGTGAGCCATGATATTTCCGGGACGCTGAGAGCACAGGAGCATGGGCACCAGCCAGCGGTCATGGCTTTTGCGCAAAATCAGCGCGAAGAGGTTCGCAGCGTGGGGGATAAGGCAGTGTCGCTTGCTGCGGAGGTCGGTATGCACTGCCAGACGTTTGTGGCGCTGGATATGTCGCACGCTTGCGATGTCATTCGGGACTGCGGAGAGATCGCTCCGAGTTTGCAAGCCCGTATGGGAACAGGCGGCAATCAAGTGCCGCTTACATACCAAGATGTGACAGGTACGCTTTCTCCCGGTGCCCATGCTGGGAGCTATAACGGGCAGGATGCTTATAATGATATGCTGGTGTGCGGGGCAACACCGGATGTGGCACACGCACTGCGGGCAAAGGCTGCCTGCGCGTACCGGGAGGATGCGGAGACATACCCCGTGCAGAACATGGTGGTGCGCCGCCTGACCCCGATGGAGTGCGAACGGCTGCAAGGCTACCCGGACGGCTGGACAGACATTGGCGAGTGGTGCGACAGCAAGGGCAAGCGGCACAAGGATGCGGACAGCCCCCGGTACAAGGCACTGGGCAACTCCATCGCATTGCCCTTCTGGAACTTTTTGGCAAAGCGTATCAGCGCACAATATCTTCGCCCTGTTACGATGGGTAGTCTGTTTGACGGCATCGGAGGCTTTCCGCTGGTGTTCGAACGGCACAACGGCAAGGGTACGGCGCGCTGGGCAAGCGAAATTGAGGAATTTCCCATTGCCGTAACAAAATTGAGATTTGGGGAAGATTGATCTGTGACTGCCATAACAACGCTATAACAACGCTATAACAACGAACATAACAAGGAGGATGCAGGAATGGACAAATTGCTTTACACCAAGCGGGAGGCGGCGAGGATGCTCTCCATCAGCGAGGACACGCTGGACCAGCTGCGGCGCAGCGGGAAGCTGAACGGCTACCGGATCGAGGCGGGGAACCCCCGTGTGTACTTCCGCCCCGATGAACTGAAGGGCTTTGCCGACGGACTGGAGGTGGCAGTATGCTGAACAGGATCGTGCTTATGGGGCGGCTGACCAGGAAGCCGGAGCTGCGGCGCACCCAGAGCGGCGTGGCGGTGACCAGCTTTTCGCTGGCGGTGGAGCGGGACTATAAGGATGCCGAGGGGAACCGGGAGACGGACTTCATCGACGTGGTGGCATGGCGGGGGACGGCGGAATTTGCCGCCAAGTATCTGGACAAGGGCCGGATGGCGGCGGTGACCGGGTCGCTGCAGGGCCGCAGCTGGCAGGACAAGGAGGGAAACAAGCGGCGCAGCATGGAGGTGCTGGCTGACAGTCTCTACTTTGCCGACAGCAAGCGGGAGGAGACCACCGGACGGGGCGTGGATGTGTCGGCGGATGACTTTCAGGAGGTCGAGGACGACGGCGACCTGCCCTTTTAACGGGAGGGCCGTGGGATGGAGCGAAAGCAATTTACTTGGTACCGGAGCTACTACGACGCACTGAAGGAGATCCCGGCGGAGGAGTTCCGGGCCATCGTGCTGGCGGTATGCGCCTATGCACTGGACGGAGAGGAGCCGGAGCTATCCGGCGTGGCCAGGGCCATTTTCACCCTGATCCGGCCCACGCTGGAGGTGGGCCGCAGCAAGGCGGAAAACCGCAGCCGGGCGGAACAAATGGTACCCTCCACCGAACAAACCGGCAACAGGCCGGAACAAACGAAAAACAAACCGGAACAAACGCAGAACAAACGAAAACAAACCGACAACAAACCGGAACAAACCCGCAAGGAGAAAGAGAAGGAGAAAGAGAGAGAGAAAGAGAGTGAGAACGATAGTTATTGCTCCCCCCCTCCCCCCTCAGCCCCCAAGCGCTTTGTTCCGCCCACGCTGGCAGAGGTGCAGTCCTATGTGGCTGAACGCCAGTCACCCGTAGATCCGCAGGGCTTTATCGATTTCTACGCATCGAAAGGGTGGATGGTCGGCAAGACCCCCATGAAAGACTGGAAAGCGGCTTGCCGAAATGCAGAGACGTGGGAGCGGTGGAGCAGGACGGAAGCCTCTGCGCCGCCCAAAAATGGCCTTGCACAGGCTCTGACAGACCGGCAGATGGAAAAGTACATGGGATGGTGAGAGGATGGCCGGAGGACACGCAAAGGTACACGTGCGATGCCCCTATTACAGGACAGACAACGGCTCCCAGCGCATTGTGTGCGAGGGGGTGCTGGCGGACGATCCGGTGGTCAGCTGGATGCCGTCCCGTGAGGCGCTGCGGCGGCAGATCACCCGATACTGCGCCGGGGAATACTGGCTGTGTCCGCTGTGCGAGGCCGTGGACGGGAAATATGCAAGACGGGAGGAAGAAAGTGGAAGTGATCATGACCATCGGCCTTGCGCCGGTGACGAAGAAGAATAGCCAGCAGATCCTGAAAAACGACGGAACGGGGCGCCCCTTCATCGCCCCCAGCCGGGCGTACCGGGAGTACGCCGAGGCGGCGGCATGGTGTCTGCGGACGTATCGGCTGGAGACCATACGGCAGCCGGTGGAGGTGAAGGCGCTGTTTTATATGCCCACAAGGCGTAAAGTGGATCTGACAAACCTGTTGGAGGCGCTGGATGACGTGCTGGTGGAGGCGGGTGTGTTGGAGGACGACCACAGCGGCATTATCGTCAGCCACGACGGAAGCCGGGTGCTGTATGACAAGCAGCACCCCCGGACGGAGGTGAGCATAACCGCCTATGAATGATTTTGACTATGACATCGTGCAGAAAAAGCGTGTTGCAAGAGGTGCGTTTGCCCATGTAAACCGTAAGCGTGGGAAATGCAGATTGCCCAGTGATTATCTCACTGCGGCGCAGAAAAAGGAGATGAACGGAGCGGTGAAAACTTACAACATCACGCGGCCTATGCCGTTGGCTGAATTCAAGGGAATGCCGGACGACCTGCAGCGAGAATACCTGCGGAATATGCAGAGTTGTGGAGGGGCAGCTACATACCTTGCAGACGAGATGGGCTGTTGCAGCGCCACCATCAGAGAATATGGAGAAAAGCTGGGCGTGCCGTTTGTGCGAGGTGGTCGGAACCTTGACTTGTGGCAAAAGAAACTATCGGAGTGGCACACAGCCGAAGTGACGGCAGCAGAAACGCCGGAGAAGCAGACCGACGAAATTGCCCCACCCGCAAGGGGTGCAGAGCTGCTGCACGCACGGCTCACTATCCGGGGAGACCGGGAAAGCGTTTTGCAAAATCTACGCCTGCTTATGCCGAATGAATGTGAAGTCACGGTTGAGTGGTGAGAGGAGGAAAAAACTCGTGAAGGAGCATATTACCACTGGAGGGAAAACGCTTTGCTGGACTTGTAGAAAAGCGTATGGAGGATGCTCATGAACAGAAGTAGACTACACAAAAAAGGGCTGGCCTATACGATTTGAGCCGGTAAAGGGGTGGAATGCAATCCCGACAAAAAATGAAAAATACACATCATTTTTGGTGGTAAGTTGCCCAGAGTACGATCCTGATGATAGAAAGGAGGATACACATGACGGCAGATTTTGCGGGTATGGGGAAGCGCCTGCGGGAGGCAAGGGAGAAGGAACTTATGTCGCAGAATGATTTGGCTTTGGAATCTGGTGTAGCACCATCGACAATCAGCTATATTGAGTGTGGACACAGCACCGCATCGGTGTGGGTGCTGGCACATATCTGTGATGCGCTTGGGGTATCTATGCAATGGATGGTATACGGGAGAGGAAGAAAATGAGCAGAAAGAGCATATTTACAGTTGTCGGAGGTGCGGCCCTTGGGCTGCTGATTGCCGCCGGGATATTGTGGGTGGAGCCACTTGCCGCAGAAGCGGAATATGTGGAGGAGCAAGAACCTGTTTCCCCGCTGGTGGCGGAAGTAATCCGCCAAGAAACGCCACAGAAAGCCGCCTACACGCACGAAAGTACCATGACCGTGACAGCATACTGCCCCTGTGAAAAATGCTGTGGAGCGTATTCAAACGGCTATACAGCCACAGGAGCGAAAGCCACACAGGGCGTGACCATCGCAACGGATCCGGATGTTATCCCGATGGGTACGGAGGTTGAGATTGATGGGCATATCTACATAGCGCAGGATGTGGGCGGAGCAATCAGCGGAAACCGCATTGACCTGTACTTTGATAGCCACGAGGACGCACTCCAATGGGGTGTTCGGGAAAAGACTGTGAGGTGGAACGATGGAAAGACTGACATTTGATGGGAACTTCTGCGACATTGCGCAGTGCCGGGAGCTGCCTTGCCAACACGGCGGGAACTGCTCACAAAAGCAAGTGTGGGAGCGGCTGAAAGCCTATGAGGACACGGGGCTTGGACCGGAGGAAGTCGAAAGGTCTAAACTGGAAATCGAAGCCGGATGCGTTAAAGCAATAGCAAGAACATACGGGATTGACATCAATCGTCTACGGAAATTAGCCGAGGCTGACAAGGATGGTCGGCTGGTGGTGCTGCCGTGCAAGGTGGGCGACGGGCTTTACGAAGTAACGGGTCGAAAAACGATCAGTGTATATAAAGTTAGAGCCATCCGCGTGGAATTGTTTGGCTTGTTTATCGAGTGGGACATCGAAGAAGGGTTTGTTTGGCAATCGCTGGCAGGTATAAACGCCGGAGAAATCGGCAAGACCGTATTCCTGACCCGCGAGGAAGCGGAGAAAGCATTGGAGGCGATGAAGGATGAATATTGAAAAGAAAAAGGATGAACTGCTTGCGGTTCTTGCAGAATTGGATGCCGAAATCAAAACCCTAAGTGATCGCATCGCAAAAGCGCGTGAGGACTTGGCGAACGTTTACACGATGGACGATGCGAAACGATTTGACGAGAACTGTGACCTTGAGAAGGGCCTAAAGCACATTCAACTGTTTTAGGAGTGCTGACAATGGATGAACCGAAGAAGCCTTTTTACCGCAACAAGAAATGGAAACTTGGCAGAAGTTTCGGCTGGTGGCATATACCGTACTGCCCGCATTGCAAGCGGCAGTTGGGGCTGATGGCCGAAGAGCAGAAAGCTGAAAAATGCACGATGTGCGGCAAACCGTTAGAATGGGATGGTGCTGAAAATGGCAACAAAGAGAGTGTGTGACCGTTGCGGAGCGGAGATAAACCCGTTCAACTCCGTCACCTATGCCGGTATGCGGCGAGTTAAAAACGACATAAACGACAACGACTACGAACTGTGTGTTTCGTGCGCTCACGAACTGCGGAAGTGGTTCAATGGGGAGGAAAACGACAATGGCTGAATATATTGAACAGATTACTTGGCATGAGGTCACTTGCCGTGCCTTAACAGACGAAGAAAAGGCCGAGTATGCAAAAAGAGGATATGCCGACTATGAAGTCCCGGAGTACATTTTTGACTGCGAGATGCCGGATGATGGTGACGAAATCCTGATTGCCACAAGATGTGGCGTTGACAAGGATATCTGCTCTGTGGACTGTGACGAGTGCAACAACCTGATTGGGCTGGAAGATCGCGGAGATTGGGATGGCGTGCTTGCATGGGCAGCAATGCCGAAGTATAACGGAGGTGCGGAATGTTAATTTGCAATTGCCCTGACGAGGTGGAATGCCCCGCAATAGGATCAGATGTGGTGTGTTTTCCGTGGTGCGAATATCTGGAGGACGGTGACGGCGATGCGGCTGAAGCTGCGGAGAACGGAAGGACTATGATTAAAGACAGCGGAGAAAGAACCAAGTTTCCAAGCGGAGCGCTCCGGGATATGCACACGGGCAAGGGGCGGATGGATTTGCTCCCTTGGTTGGCTATCATGGAAGTGTCGAAGCACTGCGAGGCGGGTGCTTTGAAATACGGGGAGCATAATGTCGATAAAGGAATCCCAACCCACAGTTTGTTAGATTCCGCCATTCGCCACGCAGCAAAATATTTGGCGGGCTATGTAGATGAGCCGCACCTTGTAGCTGCGGCGTGGAACCTACTGTGGGCGATCGAGATGGAGATTGCCCATCCTGAATGCGTGGACACTCCGTGGAGGGCAGACGATGGCGAATAAAGGCGCAATGCTGGAAGCCTTGGAGGAAATCGAGAACGGTATGTGCCGCATTAAGGAGCGACGGAGCATTTGGCAGAATAGCCTTGTATATGCTTTATGCCAAGCTGTGCGGCTGCTTCTGATGGACAAAATCAAGGAGGGGCGGAAATGAGGATTGACGGAAAAACCCTACCCAACAACCCAATGAGGGCGTACCAGCAGGGCAAGCTGATGGGGACAAAGCAGAATATGGATTTGGTATCCGAAGTGCTGCTTACAAAGTTTGGATTCCACGTGTTGGAGGAAACGCCGGACAGCCACGACACTATGAGTGTTGAGTATCTGCAAAAATGCCTTGTGGAGCTGGTGGACGCAAAAAACAGTGGCTATGTGACCAAGAAGGATATTGCGGACGCTCTGCGGAGCGACTACAAACTAATTAACAACGCAGAGTAAGGAGGCTGGCATGAGCCGAAAACAAACGCTGCCGTATGATGTGCGGCTTGAGTGCATTGCCTACGTCAGAGGTTATCCCCGGAGAGTACAGGCGTACAACGACGCAAGGAGCGAGATACTGAGCGGCGGGAACAGTGCAACAGAGGGTATGCCCCGCTCCCCCGGCATTGGTAGACCGGCAGAAAGCAAGGCGGAGCAGCTTGCCGCCATAGAAAACTGGCCGGAAACCAAGAAAATGCGGGCTGTTGAATATGCCATAGACCGATGTGGGCGGGATTTGGAGAGCGAGAGCGTTCGAAAGCAGCTTACACAGGGGATCATGCGCAACTGTCAGGGCAAGCATAAGTATTCCCGCAACAAGATTATCGTGCCGGGGATAAGCGAGCGGACATTCAGCCGGAGGAAAGAGCAATTTCTATATGACATAGCCATATATTGTGGTTTTGCAGAGAAAGTTGGCACAAATTCCACCTAATGATGTGCTACAATAGGTACAGTGGATGATAAGGCATAGCCATCCACCCGTCTTTCCACTCAACCCGTTTCCTCCATCTTATGCGCCGCCGGTATTGGGCGCACCTTCTGGCACCGCAAGGTCATACCGGCACAAACAGCCTGTAGGGAAACCTATGGGCTGTTGTCATATGCCGTGCGCTCGTTGCACCCCGCGATCAGGGGCGGGAGGTCGCACCTCCCACACGGCACAAACAGGACCCCTCGCACCTCTCAACGATGTGACCCAGAGGGGGCATATGCGGCATAGGTGCCCCGTAAGGGGAGACCACAGCGAGTGACGGGGACTTTCCCTGAAGCGCTAAAGCAGGGCAGGACTGCAATGCCGCACCAACCACACAAGCGGGCGAGGAAGCGCGAGAAGTTAAGTACACACAAGCTGTGGCCACAGCGGCGGACAGTTAATCCGCAAAAACAGTGTGCGGCTGATGAAAAGGCGCGGCGCGGTGTGGTGCCAAAATAACTGTGTAACCCATGTTTGAGAGCTTCCAGAAGGCCGCATGGGCGGGGAAAGACTGTTACTGTAGCCAAGGGGTGGGGGCTGGTGACAAACAAGGAGGGTTTACATGGAGGATATTTCGAAGATTCCGTATGCTGCATGGCTGGAAGAAGCCATAGAAACAGTTGTAGGTGTATCGCCAAAATCGATCTGTATTGCAGCAACGGCGCATGATGGAACGACATTCACAGGGTATTACAATGCTGATGCGCAAGATAAGGCTGTGTTTTCGCACCACATCCAAAGCGATGTAACGATGGATATCATCAGAAATAATGCCGACATGATTAAATCCATATTATCCGAGGCAGGAGATGAACAGGAGTGATACATAATGGCAACAAAGAAATCTACTGCCATTGCAAAAACAAAGGATACCCGACCGGAGACCGGCAGAGGCGGAAAAAGAAACTTTCCTTCCTGCCTCCCTGACCTCAGTAGCGATGAAGATAGAGCGCTTGTATCTCAGCTCCTTACAGAGGTGCTTGTAGAGTATAGACAACCAAAGGTAAAGAGTGACGAAGAACTCAAGGAGAGAATAAACGACTATTACGCACGCTGCGCACAGACAGGGCAGACACCAACAGTAGAGGAACTATTCCTGTCTACCGGTTACGCAATTAGCACAGTTAAGGACTGGGAATACGGGAGACGCAAGGGATTTAGCCCCGAAACAGCGGCCATAATTAAAAAAGCTAAGGGTTTTATGCAGACTTTTGACGCAAAACTTGTGGTTTCCGGGAAGCTGAATTTCCTTGCATATTGCTTCCGTGCCAAGAACTATTACGGCATGGTGGACAAGCAGGAGATGGTGTTGACGCCGAACCAGCCACAGCTTGAGGGCTTGACCCCTGAGCAGCTCCAGCGCAAGTACATTGAAGCCAGCGACTTTGAGGCAAAATAAGCCGAAAACGAGCGACTTTTACACGACTTTCCGTCAACTCTGGGAAAGTGGGCAAGAAAAATCCCGCGTTTATACACGGAATCCTGTAAACGACTATGATTTTGGGGTAAAGCGAGCGACTTTCGTAGCGACTTTGGCGCAGACACTGGCGACTTTCGTAGCGACTTTTGCACAAAAGCGAACGACTATGCCAGCGACTTTTGCGACTTTCCCGGCAACTATGACAACGACTTTGGCAGAGAGGCACTCCCCCACCAGAAGCCACGGCCAGCATGGAGGGACAACGCCGACAGCCCAACCCAATCTGCACCAGCTCCACAGGGGCCAGCCACCCCCCCCCAAGGGCACAGGGGCGGCGCACGATGGCGGCAAGCTGGTAGCACACCGCAAAGCGGCAATGTACGGAGGGCAACGCCACGCCACAAGGCCATAAGCAAGGCGCACAGCGCACGCAGAGCAGCGACAATATATAGGGTAGCGCCCAGAATTAAAACGCCTTACAGGTGCGTTAAAATGGCAAATAAGGCATATAACAAAAAGCCCCCGGAATACACCGGGAGCAAAGGGAAACCCCGCACAGCGTGAGCCATGCGGGGCGGTGGTTATTTGGTGAGCTTCGCCAGGTCGTGCAGGATAAAAACCGGGGCAAGCAAGATCATGAGTAAGATCAAGGGCGGCACCTCCTCAAAGCTCCGTGACAAAGACGCACATATCTTCGTCGCGGACAAACTCGCCTGCCTCGGCATCATACGTACAGCAAGCGCCCTCCTCGTCTGCGCTGTTCGCCGCATCGATGCAATAGTCAACATTGTCTACGGTATATGTGTCCGTATCCTCGTTGTAGGGTAGCGCCCCGGCGGTAAAGTAGTCGATGCTCCAGTCCGGATCGTACCCGCTGCCGTTCCAGCGCTGTATCCTGATTTCCACCGTTTTCTTCCCGTCTGTAATTTTCATTTTTTGTCCCCCTTTTTTTGATTGTACCACATCCGCCGGAGCGGGTCAAGCGAAAGTAAACCGGCGGGCGGTTGTCGTTTTTGTGTAGCGGGCTGCAATCTCCGGGAGATCCTTTTTCAGGGCGGTTGTGTCCACTCTGGAGGAGGTAACCGTCTTATAAGTGGCCTTGTGCTCTGACCCCGCCAGGGATTCAACCCCGGCGGCGGTCATGCGCTCTTTTAGCTGGTCTTTTAGGCTCTCCACCATTGCGGCGGCCTCCTCCTGCATCCGGATATACTGGGCAAGTTCGGCCATGATGGTATCAAGATTCATTGTTAGACCTCCTCAAAACAAGATAAAAAGGTTTGCGCAACGCCCGATAATGGCGTAATATTCGCCCGTTTCGGTGTTCTGGATAAGCCCACCGTTAATGCCGTATGTGCCGGAGCTGTAGCCGACCTTCTCGCCGTGCTTCCATTGCTCCATAACTTCGGCGGTGCTTGCGTTGGTCAAATCGTGCGCCATGCCGGAGCGGACAAGGCTTTTCAGCGCGGAAAGTTTGTACTTTCTCATGCCTGCACCTCCTGCCGGGCGATCCGGATCGCCGAATACACGCGGCGGAAAGCCTGACGCAGTGCCCGGGCTTGCACATCAAGCCATTCCTCCCGGCTGTTCGGCCTGCGGTCGCCGTTGCGGGTCTTTTTTAGTTCGGACGGGGTGCAGAGCGCGGCGGCTATGTCTCCATCATACACAAGGGCAGAGCCGCCCCAGCTGTATTCACTCCAGTCCCGCGCACCGTTCAGTGCTGCGGCCTCGGCGGTAGTCCATGTTGCGAGATCGTCGGCGGAGATATAACCGTCTTTGTAATAGTCCGCGATCTGCTGCAGCATATCCACGGCATAGGCTGTAACACCCCGGCTCCATGCGCTGCGGTCCTTGCGCTGCTCCAGTGTCTGCGCTGCCTTTGCAAGTACTGTTGTATAATCCATTGTATTACCTCCCGGCCTTGTGGCCTTATCTCTTGCCAACGGCTGCCGGATGTGGTATACTCTCCGTGCTGGCCTGTTGGCTGGTGTGGGGGCGTTCCCGGTGTGCTTTGGTCGGCTGCTGGGTGCGCCCTCGTCTTGTATGTGTCTATTGTAATGCCCAATAGGGTATTCGTCAATAGTTATGGGCAATATAATGCCCTTAAAATATAGATAATAATTTGTGTGGGTATTTGTATAATATGCCCATTGCGGTATACTCTAACGGCGCACACGGCGGGCGGCAGTCCTGGGCATTCTCCGGCGGGTCTGGCCGGGGGGCGGGGGATATGCGGCGGCAGCCGGGGGCGGGGTAAGCCCCAAAAATTCCGCAAAAAATAAAAAGCCGTTTTTGCCCCCTTGTAAAATCCGGCAAAACCAAAAATGCTATTTTGGGCATAAAACATATTGACACAAATTATGCTGTGTGCTACACTACCCTTACAAGATGCAGGAAGGGAGCGATGCACATGAAAGTCGGATATATCCGGGTGTCCACGGAGGAGCAGAACACGATCCGCCAAGAGGTACTGATGCAAGACCTCGGTGTGGAGCGTGTTTACATGGACAAAGCGAGTGGCAAGAGCCGCACAGGCAGGCCGCAGCTGGAGGCAATGATGGATTTTGTCCGCGAGGGCGATGTGGTCGTTGTTGAGAGCATCAGCCGGTTTGCGAGAAGCACGAGAGACTTGTTGACGCTGGTAGAGCAGCTCACAGAAAAAGGTGTAGGGTTTGTATCGCAAAAGGAATCCATTGACACGAACACGCCACAGGGCAAGTTCATGCTTACGGTGTTTGGCGCAATGGCGGAGCTGGAACGGGAGCAGACCTTACAGCGGCAGAGAGAAGGAATTGCGGCTGCAAAAGCGGCTGGGAAGTACAAAGGCCGTCAGCCGATAGCAATCAGCGATGATCTGCTTAAAACGGTGCATGAGCAGTGGTACAAGAACGAAATTACCACGGCCTATGCGGTTAAGCGGCTGGGTGTAAGCCGGAACACCTTTTACCGCCGGATGTGGGATTACGAGGATTCCGCAGGGATTCCGAGACGGCGTTGAGAGAGGGAGGGAGAAAGAGCCATGAAAAAGAGCAATGCGAAGCCCGCTGACAAAAAGATGATAATCGTTTTCGTCATTCTGATGATTGCTATTATAGCTTTTGCAACCAGTAGCAAGAGCGGCGAACAGGCGCCTGCCGAAGAAGACCAGTACACCCCCGCAAGCTTCGAGGAGATTTACCAGGCTTACGAAGATAACGAGCTTGTGGCAGATGACCTATACAAAGGCAGACGGTATGAGGTAACCGCCACAATCAACGGGATGGAAACTGGTGGGCTTATGAACATGACCGGCGGGGCTACCCTGACGATGGAAAAGAAGATTGGGAATACAATCGTTGTATTTCTTGCCGAATTTGAGCGAGACCAAGAGGAAGCCTTGAAAAACATTAAAGTCGGAGACGAAATCACATTTGAGGGGACTTGTTATAGCGCAGGTTCTTGGTCAGATTGTGAACTTGTAAACTAACTTTGCATAAAACCAAATAGAATGGACTACCGATTTTTCGGCAGTCCATTTTTTATTGCAGGAGGACGAATGGATTATCGGAAGATTGCGGAAAGCATCAAAAACCGCATAGAGAAAACGCATGACCGGGAAGCCTACAAGGATTTGCTGGCGTTGTGCATTGGGTACGAAGCGGAAGATTTTGCTGCGGCGCACCAGTTAAATTCCGAAGTCCGAAAAATGGCCTCCGAAGCGTTGCGTAACGGAAACCCAAAAGACGCGGAGTATTTCTACACGCTGCATAAGCAATCCATGCTGTTTGACGCGCCGCATGATTTTGATACCTTCCTGCTGTATGTGGAGATGGACAGAAAACCGGAAAAGCGTTTCTATGCCCCACGCAGGCGGTATCTAAAGCCCATCGTGCAAGGGTATCAAGATGTCCTTGACGGCAAGTTAAGGCTGCTGACCATTTCCCTGCCGAAAAGAGCCGGGAAAAGCCAGCTGGGGATAAATTTCATCAACATGATGTCCGGCAGAAACCCGGATAAATCGTCCCTTATGGAAGGCACAGGCGATGACCTTGTGCGGAGCTTCTACAACGGTTGTCTGGAGTATCTGCAAACGCCCAACGAGTATTTATTCTACGATGTGTTCCCGGATGCTCCCTTGGTGCAGACCAACGCAGACACGAAAATTATCAATCTGCGTTCTAAATCCAGATTCCCCACGGTCATGTGCCGGTCGATTGACGCACGGCAGGTTGGCTTGTCGGAGGCAACCAATGTCCTTTATTTGGATGACTGTGTGGAGGGCAGAGAGGAAGCGAAAAACCGTCAACGGCTGGATGATAAGTGGGAAGTAATTTCCGGCGATATTTTAGGTCGTGCCATTGAGGGTACGCCTATTGTAGCTACCGGGACGAGATATTCCCTGTATGACCCAATCGGGCATTTACAGGAGGAAGCGCAAAAGGGCGGCTGGGCGTGGAAAGCCATTGAAATCCCGGCCCTTGACCCAATTACAGACGAAAGCAATTATGAGTATGAGCGGGAAGGTAAAAAGGTTTTTACCACCGCTTATTTCCGCGAGCAGAGAGAGCTTCTGAGTGCGGAACAGTTTGAAAGCGAATTCCAGCAGCAGCCATTTGAAGCAAAGGGGCTGCTATTCAATAAGTCGGAGCTGAACTATTTCTTTGAACTGCCGGTAGACCGTGACCCGGATGCGATCATTGCCGTGGCAGACACCGCAGAAAGCGGAAAAGACAGTACGGCCATGCCTGTTGCAGCCTTATATGGAGAGGAAGTCTACATCGTGGATGTGGTATACGACGATTCCCCCGCAGAGGTAACAAAGCCGGAATGTGCAAAGTGCCTGATTGATAACAAGGTGGGAGACGCACTGTTCGAATCCAATAACGCCGGTATGTATTTTGCGAGAGATGTTGCGGAAATCGTAAAAAACGCCGGATTTAACACCAGCATACGGACAAAAAGGACGATTTCCAACAAGCAGACGCGAATTGAGTTTGCATCGGATGGAATCAAGAAAAATTTTTACTTCAAGCATCCGTCCACATACAAGAGAGGGTGTCAATACTGGGGATTCATGCAGGAAGTGACCACCTATGTAAGAAGCGGCAAGGTGGCGCACGATGACGCGCCTGATTCCTTGTCGTTGCTGGAGAACGAAATCCGAAACCGCATCAGCGGCAAGGTTGAGATATTCAAAAGACCGTTTTAAGGGGTGACGCTATTGAGACAAATGTTTGGTAGAAAGGTCATTTATTCGGATGCTACCGAGGTAAACGAGGGTAATATTGCAAATATCCTGCAAAAGGCAATGGTTGTCCACGCCTCCAACCGGGCGGACATGGAATATTTATACAGGTACTATAAAGGCGACCAGCCTATCCTTGCGAGAGTAAAGGATGTACGCCCGGAGATTAACAACAAGATTGTTGAAAACCGGGCAAACGAAATTGTGTCCTTTAAGGTTGGCTATTTGATGGGCGAACCCGTCCAGTATGTCAGCAGAACAGCCGATGAAAAAACCGCCGAGATGGTGACAAAACTGAACGATTATGTTTTGTCCGAGGACAAACCGGCAAAGGATAAGGAATTGGCGGACTGGTTCCACATCTGCGGCACGGCTTATCGCATGGTCATGCCGGACACACCGGAAGATGAAGATGAAGCCCCGTTTGAGATTTATACCCTTGACCCCCGGTTTTGCTTTGTGGTGTATTCCGTGCAGCTGGGAAATCCTCCCCTCATGGCGGTCAAGTATGTCAAGATGGACGATGGGACAGTCGTTTTCAGCTGTTACACGAAAGACCACTTCTATGAAGTGACCGACACATGGAAGATTATTCGCAGTGAGCCGCAGATTCTTGGTATCCCAATCATTGAGTACCCGGCAAACCGTGCAAGACTTGGCGCGTTTGAAATCGTTTTGAATCTGCTGGATGCAATCAACAATGTGGAATCCAACCGCATGGACGGCGTGGAGCAGTTCGTGCAGTCCTTGCTTCTGTTCCACAATGTGCGTATTTCCGAGGAACAGTATTCCGCATTGCGGCAAGACGGCGCAATTCAGTTTGAGGACATTGACCCGCAGAAGAAAGCGGAGATCAAGAACCTTGTTACGGAGCTGAATCAAACACAGACGCAGACCCTTGCAGACAACCTGTATAACACGGTGCTGACCATCTGCGGGATGCCAAACAGAAACGGAGGTTCTTCCACTTCTGATACTGGCTCTGCGGTCATCATGCGTGACGGCTGGTCTGCGGCGGAAGCAAGAGCAAAGGATTCCGAGCTGGTGTTCAAGCGTTCCGAAAAAGAGTTCCTGAAAGTGCTTTTGCGGATTTGTAACGATCTGAGCGATTTGTCTTTGAAACTGTCTGCAATCGAGATCAGATTCACCCGGCGGAACTATGAGAATATTTCCGAAAAGGCAAATGTGCTGGTAACCATGCTGGGCAATGGGAAAATTGCGCCACAGCTTGCATTTACACATTGTGGGCTATTCAGCGATCCGCAGCTGGCATACAAGATGAGCATGGAATATGTCGAGGAAAACGGAGGAAACAATGGAATTAACGCTGGAGATGGTACGGACGATCAACGAAATCCTCAAGAACCGCAACCAAGCGGAAGTGAAAGTGGAGAACGGGAGGATCGTAGTAATCGAAGTGCGTAGGAAAAAGAAATACTGAGTGGGTCTTGCAAGGGCTTGACCGACAGCCGAGGGGCTATCCGAAAGGGTAGCCCCTTTTATTTTTCGATTTAACCGCCGCAAGGCGATAAATGGTCAGGGACGACCTAAAAACGCAAACGGGAGACAACCCGCAAAAACAGAGAATAGTGCTGAGTGAACAGCCTTGTTAAACGCAGGAGGTAATCAAAATGGCAAAAATCGACACCAGCAGAATCGCCGGTTATGCGGACATGTCTTTGGAGGACAAGCTGAAAGCGCTGGAAGCGTTTGAGTATAACGACAACGCATCCGAGCTGGAAAAGCAGAAAGCGGCAGTTTCCAAGGCAAATTCCGAAGCCGCTGCTTGGAAGAAGAAGCACAACGAGCTTCTGTCCGAGGATGAGCAGAAGAAGCAGCAGCAGGCGGAGGACATTGCCGCTATGCAGAAGGAGCTTGACGAGCTGCGGCGTGACAAGACCGTTTCGCAGTACACGGCCAAGTTCATTGCACAGGGCTATGACGAAAAGCTTGCTGCCGATACTGCCAAGGCAATGGCTGACGGCAACACCGATAAAGTGTTCGCCAATCAGCAGGCGTTTTTGGAAGCATACGCAAAGCAGGTGAAAGCCAGCGCGATGCAAGGCACACCCAAGCCCGCTGCCGGTGCGGGTTCGGATGGTGCAGACTTTTCCAAGAAAGCTGCCGAAGCGCAGAACGCCGGCAATTTTGCGGAGGCGGCGTACTATACCCGCCTGATGAATCAGGACAACAACACACAGTAAAGGAGAATGAATTAAAATGGCAGATACTTTTGCTACCAGCTTCGGAGTGCTGAACTACTCCGGTATGCTCTTTAACAAGGGCAACACCCGCACCCCGCTGTCTTCCATCATCGGAAGCCGGGCAAAGACCACCAATCATGTGGAGTTTGTCACCGGTCAGGAATACAGCTCCGCTGGCGGCGCCCAGCCCGCTATCAGCGAGAATGCGTCTCTGACCGCTCCGGATGCAACCGTGGTGACCCGCACCCAGAAAACCAATGTCACGCAGATTTTCCAGGAGACCGTAGGGGTTTCCTACGCCAAGATGTCCAACATGGGAACCCTGTCCGGCGTAAATATTGAGAATCAGCAGGCCAACCCCATCAATGAGCTGGATTTCCAGGTGGGTGCAAAGATCCAGAAGATCGCCCGGGACATGGAGTTCACCTTCATCCAGGGCGCATACAACAAGGCCACGGACGATTCCAAGATCAACAAGACCAGGGGACTTACCTCCGCAATTACCACCAATGTTACCGCTATGGGTTCCAAGCCTCTGGGCCTGTGGGATGTGGCTGACATGGTGAAGAAGATTTACGGAGCCAACGCTCCCACCAATGGCCTGGCGCTGTGGTGCGATGCCGTGACCATGTTCCAGATCAATGCGGATGCCGTGCAGAATGGGCTGACTGTTGTACCTGTTGCCCGTGAGATCAACGGAATTGCGCTGTCCAGCGTGGTCACTCCTCTGGGTGTGGTTTACCTGTACCTTGGCGAGTGCCTGCCCGCTGGTACGGCTCTGCTGCTGAATCTGGATGTTATCGCCCCTGTGTTCCAGCCTGTTCCCGGCAAGGGCAACTTCTTCCTGGAACAGCTGTCCAAGACTGGTGCTGGTGATAAGTACCAGCTGTTCGGGCAGGTCGGCCTTGACCACGGCCCCGAATGGTATCACGGCAAGTTCACCGGTATTTCCACCGATTTCACTGCGCCCACCTATAGCCGCAGCGTGTTTATCGCCAACGATGCAAGCAATCCTGTAAACACCAAAACTGTTACCGGCTGATAAAGGAGGGCGGGAAGTATGACCGAAGCTGAAAAGACCGAGCTTTTAGCTACTATGACAGACCAGCAAGGAAGCGTGCTTTCCGCCTACCTTGCTATTGCTGGTGATAAAGTGCTGCGCAAACTATACCCGTTTGACGACACGATTAAAGAAGTCCCCGAACGGTATCACATGACCCAAGTGGAGATTGCCGCATATCTGCTGAACAAGCGCGGAGCAGAGGGCGAAACAGCGCACAGCGAGAATGGTATTTCCCGCTCCTATGAGGACGGCGATGTTCCGTCCTCCCTTTTGCGTGACATTGTCCCTTATGCGGGGGTGGTGAAATGAGATGTATGGATCGGAACAAATCGGCATTTTGGTATCTCCTGTATGACGGGAAAACTATGAATATGTCCGATGACGGCTACGAAACCGGACAAATGTCCGTGAAATACAAGGACGCAGTAAAAATGCTGGCGAATATCTCCCCTGCATCCGGGGCGGCGCAAGTGGAGCAATTTGGGCAATTTGTTTCCTATGACAAGGTCATTGTCACGGATGACATGGATTGCCCCATTGCAGAAGATACCGTTTTGTTTGTGGACAAAAATCCGGAATATAAGGATGGGAAACCGCTTTATGACTACATCGTAAAGCGCGTGGCCAAATCTCTGAATTCTATCTCTATTGCCATAAGCAAGGTGAATGTGTCGTGAAGCACAAGGTTGTTACCACCCTCTCTCCATCCGGCGTACAGCAGATGATCGATTCCGTTCGGGAGTACCGGGAATGGATAAAAAGCGGCTGCGCAAGGCTTTTGGAGCGCCTTACACAAGAGGGATACGAAGTGGCAAGCGCCGGCTTTGCGAGCGCCGAATATGACGGCACAAACGATGTAACCGTGTCTGTCGAAGATCGAGGAAAAATAAAGGCCGTTGTCGCCGTTGGCGGCACGGTCTTATTTATTGAATTTGGCACAGGCGTAACATACCCGGATAATCACCCGGAAGCAAGGGACTTGGGAATGGAGCGCGGAGAATATGGCCAAGGACGCGGAAAGCAATCCACATGGGGCTATTACGGCGAACCCGGTACAAACGGAACCGTTGTAGGCGAAAGAGAAAAGGGGACGCTTGTTCTTACACATGGTAATCCGGCCAATATGCCCATGTATAACGCCGCAAAAGAATTGGAGTTGCGGCTTGGAGAAATCGTAAAGGAGGTGTTCGGATGATTGATGTGGAACGGATGATTTTTACCCCGATTGCAGAGGCCTTGCGAAAGAAGTTCAAGGGGATAGATGTTTCCGGGGCGTATGTAAAATCTCCTCCCAAGTTTCCCCACGCAAGCATTGTAGAACAGGACAATTACATGACCACATCCAATCAGGACAGCTCTGACACTGAGCGTTTTGCAACCGTCATGTATGAGGTCAATGTATACTCCAGCAAAGCCGGCGAAAGCAAATCGGAGTGCCGCAGCATCCTGTCAGAAATCGACAAAATGCTGTATGCAATGAATTTCACGCGCATTTCCATGACACCCGTCCCAAACATGGACAGTGCGTCAATCTATCGCTTAGTGGCACGATACCGTGCCGAAACGGACGGAAACACACTTTTTAGGAGGTAAATTATGGCAATCAGTACCTATAAAATTTTCCTGATGCAGAAAAGCTCTCCCGGGACCACCTGGACAAAACTGGTGGACATCAAGGAGTTCCCCGACCTTGGCGGTGACCCCGAAATGCTGGAAACCACCACCCTGTCTGACAAGATGCAGACCTACATCGCCGGTATTCAGTCTATGGACGGCCTGAGTTTCACGGCGAACTACACGCTGGCCGATTACAAGACCCTGAAAGCAAAAGAGGGCACAGAAGCGGATTATGCCGTGTGGTTTGGCGGCACGGAGACCGGCGGCGCTGTTACCCCCACCGGCTCTGACGGTAAGTTCTCTTTCAAGGGCCAGCTTTCCGTGTATCCCACCGGCGGCGGCGTAAACGAAGTGGTCGGGATGAATATCACCATTGCGCCCACCTCGGTCATCACTTTGGATGACGGCGAGTAAGGAGGAATTATGGCAAAGACAATGACCATCGAGCACAACGATGTGAAATATGTGCTGGAATACACAAGAAAATCTGTGGAAATGATGGAGCGGCAGGGCTTCGAGATCGAGGAATTGCAGCGCAAGCCCATGACCTATCTGCCCGCCCTGTTTGCTGGCGCTTTTTTGGCGCATCACCGCTATGTAAAGCGTGATGTTATCGACAAGATTTACGCCCAGCTGCCCAACAAGGGAGATATGCTGGGCAAGCTGGTGGAAATGTATAGCGAACCCATTGTAGCGCTCATGGATGATCCCGAAGCCGAGGGAAACGCCAGCTGGACGGTGGACTGGTAAGCGAACCGCCGCCCGGTAAAGAGGGGGGCAATACCCCCCTCTACGCTTACACGGAAAAGTTCTATGAGGTTTTTCCTTATTACCTTGCAATAGGCATGACCTACGAGCAGTTCTGGGAAATGGATTGCGAGTTGGTCAAGTACTACCGTAAGGCAGCGAAAATCAAGCAGGACTTGGACAACCAGCAAGCATGGCTACAGGGCGCGTATTTCTATGAAGCCTTGGCGGATGTTTCGCCCATTCTTCATGCGTTCGCAAAGAAGGGCACAAAGCCTATTCCGTATCGAGATTCCCCCTATCAGGTGAGTGAAAGCAGTAATTCTGCGGAGAAAAAGGCGAAAGAGCAGAAGAATGATAGCCGTGCAAAAGCAATCATGGAAATGTTCATGATTGCAAATAACAAGAAATTCGAGCCGGGAGGTGAAAAGCATGGATAATCTTGAAATTCGCGGACTTGAATTTCAAATCAAAGAGAACAGCGACAGTGCCGTTGCGTCTTTGGGGCGGCTTGAAAAAGCGTTGTCCTCCCTAAAGACGGCCACTTCCGGCGGAGCGTCCGGCGTAAGGACTGCTGCAAATCAGATTGCTGCGCTCAATAAAGCGTTGTCTGGGTCCGGTGCAGTTGGGCAAAAACTTAAATCTATCGCTGCCGGGCTAAAGGCCATATCCGATGTTGGAACCGTTAAGATTCCAAAATCGCTTGGGACTAATATGCAATCGCTCGGAACGGCACTATCCGGGATTTCCGATGGTGATATAGACAAACTCTACAATGTCGCAGATGCTTTGCGCCCTCTATCCGAACTGGAAGGCGCGCACATGCGTTCGTACATCAACCAGCTCAGCGCTTTTCCGGATGTTGTGCGCGAACTCCGCGCCGCAGACATTGACGAGTTTTCAAACCAAATGACCCGGCTTGCAAATGCGCTGAGACCGTTTGCCACAGAAATGCAACATGTAGCCGATGGATTTAGCGCCATGCCGTCTCGAATTCAGCGGCTCATAACAACGACAGAGAAGTACAACAACACGGTAAACAAAGGATCCGCCCAAACGAGCCGATTTGGGATTTCCCTCAAAAACATAAAAACGGCAGCGGTTATGGCCGGAATTCGTCAACTGTACGGATCAATTTCTAAAATGATAGTTGCGTCTAATTCCTATCAGGAAGATTTGAACCTGTTTACCGTGGCTATGGGGCAATACGCAGAAGAAGCACAAGAATATGCGGAAAGTGTCTCGAAAGTCGCAGGAATTGATCCGGGCAAATGGATGCGGAATCAGGGCGTATTTAACACTTTGCTGTCCGGCTTTGGCTCTGTCGCAGACCGTTCTTATCTTATGAGTAAGAACCTCACACAGCTCGGCTATGACATTTCTTCGTTCTTCAACATCTCTGTTGAGGAATCTATGCAAAAGCTGCAGTCCGGCATTTCCGGAGAGCTGGAGCCATTAAGACGGCTGGGGTATGATCTGTCGCAAGCCAAACTGGAACAAACCGCATTGACGCTGGGAATCGAGAAGTCTGTTTCTGCCATGACGCAGGCAGAAAAAGCGGAACTGCGCTATTACGCCATTATGACACAAGTTACAGAGGCGCAGGGCGATATGGCCAGAACCTTAGAGTCGCCAGCTAACCAGTTGCGCGTGTTTAAGGCACAGCTTGAGATGACAGCAAGGTCTATCGGTAATATCTTTATTCCTATCCTGATGAAGCTTTTGCCAATCGCTATTGCTATAGTTAACGCAATTCGGAAACTTGCGGACGCTATTGCCAAATTGTTTGGATTTGAGTTGTCGGACATTGATACTTCCGGTGTAAAGAATCTTGCAAGCGGGGCAGAAGACACCGCGGCTGGTCTTGATGATGCCACCAGCGCGGCTAAGGAACTGAAAAAGTCCGTCATGGGCTTTGATGAGCTGAACATTCTGAACGGCAACACCTCGTCCGGGTCTGGTTCTGCTGGCGTGTCCGGCGGCAGCGGATTTGACTTTGAATTGCCGGAATACAACTTCATTGATGGCGAATTAAGCCGACAGGTAGATGAAGTCACGCAGAAGCTCAAAAATGCGCTCCCGTGGATTCTTGCCATTGGCGCCGGATTAGCGGCGTGGAAACTTGGCCCAAAACTCGGCCTTGATTTACAGAAAACCATTGGCTTGGCTGTTGGAATTTTTGGTGCGCTTACGCTGGTGCAAAATATTCTCGATTCAATCGTAAACGGCGTTACAGAGGAAAACATGACCGGCATGATTTTCGGAATGACGCTTGCTGTGACCGGGCTATATGTTGCACTTGGGCCGGTGGCTGGAGGAATTACAGCCATTGTTTCCGGGCTTGCTGTTTTGGCCGTTGCGTTTACTGATGCGGAGAAAAACGGATGGAATTTCCAGAACCAAATGCTTGCTATTGCAGGGATTCTTGCGGCAGGTGTCGGGATCGGTATACTGATTGGGTCTTGGATTCCTTTGCTAATTGGGATGATTGCATCCCTGCTTCTTAGCATTACTACGGCGACCGGGCACGGGCAGGAACTTATCGAAGGAGTCAAAGAAACGCTAAAGGGATTTATTGATTTCTTTGCGGGAATTTTTACTGGAGATATAGAAAGAGCTACGAATGGAATCGCTGGGATCTTTAACGGTCTTGGGAAAGCGATTGGTGCTGTAATTGACGGTATAAGAGATTGGTTTAACGGATTGTTGGATTGGATTGACCAGAAAACAAACGGAAAGTTGAAGCCGCTTATTACCGGAATCAAGGCTATTGTAACCGCCGTTTTTGACAACATCAAGCAAACCGTCGGGAATGTAATCAACGAAATTAAGACAATTTTTTCCGGGCTAATCAAGTTTATCTCCGGCGTTTTCTCTATGGATTTTGACAAGGCGTGGGAAGGAATTAAGGACATTTTCAAGGGTGTATGGAACACCATAATCGATCTGCTTAACGGCGCAATCAATATCATCATCAGAGGACTGAACTGGCTCATTAAGCAGATGAATAAAATCAGTTTTGATGTTCCTTCGTGGGTACCGGCCATTGGCGGGAAGTCTATCGGTGTGAACATTTCCTATATCAGTGAGAATGTGCTTCCGCATCTTGCAAAAGGTGCAGTTATTCCGGCAAATGATGAATTTCTTGCTGTGCTTGGCGATCAGACCCACGGGAACAACATCGAAGCGCCGGAAGGCCTTATTCGTAAAATTGTCCGGGAGGAATCCGGCGGTTCCAGCGAAATTCACGTCACTATCGTTCTCGATAGTGTAACTGGGAAGAAATTGTTTGATACGGTGGTAAGGGAGAACAACGCCGTTGTCCGTGCAACTGGGGCAAGCCCTCTTGTTATGTAAGGAGGTCAAATGGCAATTTTAACCATCACAAAGGCAGACGGGACGATTGTCCCGCTGCCTGACCCCAGCGAATATTCGTGGGGTCTACAAGATGTTGATGCAGACGGAACGGGGCGAAACCAAAGCGGAGATTTGTTCCGTGACCGTGTGGCAAGCAAGCGAAAGCTAACTCTATCGTGGCCACCCATGAAAGCCGCTCCTATGTCTACGCTGCTACAAGCGGTTGATGATGTGTTTTTCGATGTAAGTTATCCAGATGCCATGACCGGAACCACAAGGAAAATGACCGCTTATGTTGGAGATAGAACGGCTCCAATGTATAGCCTTATTGATGGTGCATATCAATGGAATGGGCTATCTATGAACTTCATCGAGAGGTGAGCCATGCACACTGTAACAGACGCATTTCATGCTGCGTGTTCTGCGCCGGGGCGTGAAATTACCAGCAAAATCAACTTCAATGGAACAGCAGACCTTCCCGCATCGGAGATACAGGAGATCGTTGTAACGGAGCAGTTTGGCTCGTCGGACGGCGTGACCATCGGTGCGGCGTTTTCTTCCAGTTGCAAGGTGACGATGTACAAGCAGGACAATCTCCCGCTGAACGGTGCATTTTTTATTCCATCTGTTGGAATCATGGTGGGCGGCGAAGCCCAGTATGTCCAAAAGGGCAAATATTACATCCCCACGGACGGCGTAGAAGAAAGCGGGAAGTTGTGGGTAACTATCACCGGATATGACCGCATGGCCAGTCTGACGGATGATTATGTGCCTACCATTGATTTCCCCGCCACTCCTGTGCAGATTCTCACAGATGTGTGTACGCAAGGAAATGTCACTGCTCCCTCTGTAGCTTTGCCGGATATTCAAATTGCTGCCCCCTACACAGGGTCACTGCGCCAGCAACTCGGATGGCTGGCGGGGCTGATCGGATGCAATGCAAAATTTGGTTCCGACGGCGAACTAAAATTCTGCTGGTACTCTGATAGTATTTCTGTTGGGCCGGAGGTGCAGTATCAGGGAGGACTTAGCAAATCCGCAGATTCCCCGTTTACCATACAAAGCCTTGTCACGGGAACGGAAGAAAACCCCATCACGGTCGGGACGGGTGTTGGAATTTCGGCTACAAACCCGTATATTACCGAAGCTGTGGCGGCTACTGTTTTTGAGAAAATTGGGAACAAGGCAATGATGCCGTGTAAGGTGCAATGGCGGGGAGACCCCTCTACGGAAGCAGGTGACATATTGCACGTTACAGATGTGACCGGCCCAGCCAGCACATTCCCCGTGTACATTATGGAACAGGAACTGCGCATAAAGGGCGGAATGGTGGCGAATACGACTTGCTATGCGCCGCAGGACAAGCAGTATGTCGTGGAAAGCCCTATTATGCAGCAAGTAAAACGGGAATATTCCGGCCTTGCCAAAGCCATGCAGGATGCCACCGAAAGAATCATAGGCGCAAAAGGCGGATACTGGGAAGTCACGCTGGATGATGACGGTTTCCCAACTGGGTGGATGGTTCGAGACACGCCCACTATGGAAGATAATACAAGGCTGTGGATTATGAACATCAACGGCCTGGGGTATTCCAAAGACGGCGGGAAAACCATTTCTGGCGTTGCGCTTACGATGGACGGCGCAGTAAACGCAGACACAATTACGGCTGGGCAAATGTCCGCAGAGCGTGTAACGATCAATGGGCAAACGCTTTCTGATTTCATTGATGCAAGCATTGATGAAGATGGACACCCTGTACTTCGCATTGGATCCTCTGCATCGGAGATTGTTTTGAAGGAATACAACGACAAGATTGGGTTTTATGACGCAAGCGGCACGCTGTTAGCGTACTGGAATAACAACAGCTTTGAACTGGTAGAGCTATCGAAGTTCCGCCTCGGCCCGATGTCTATCGTTGTGCAGCCGAATCAATCCATAAGTTTCGTGGGGGTGACGTGATGCCGAGTATCTACGGAAGCAAATCTAAGGGATGGCAGCTACGCCTTGACTATACAGTCAAGAGCCAGAGCATCGAAAATAACACCAGTGCGCTTGATTTAACCTTGTATGTGTATGACGGTACCGGGTACTCACAAAATGAGTCTGCGAACGAAGCGTATTACATTCTGCAAGGTACAAAAACTTGGAATCCGTACAATTATCCATCTACCGGTTGGTATAAACTGGGCGTAAAGTCTATCACTGTTACACATAGTGGCGACGGAACCGGGAAAGTCACGCTTTCCGGCGAATGGGACTGCGGCTTTGATTCGGCCTACACACCAAGGCATTTGACCGTCTCCGGTAGCGTTACACTACCAACAATTCCAAGAGCATCTTCCGTGTCTGCCACAAATGGCACAATGGGCGGTAATGTAGCAATTACCATCACACGGAAAAATTCCGCCTTTACACATAAGTTGTCCTATAACGCCGGAAGCGGGTATGTCTCTATTGCAACTGGTGTAGCCACATCTTACACGTGGGCAAGCCCTGACAGCATGATAGATGCTACCACGAATGCTTCTTCCCGCACGGTGACGATAAAATGCGAGACCTACAACGGAAGCAGCAAGATAGGTGAAAGCACGACAACCTGTGTCCTCACTGTGCCGGAATCCCTCGTTCCATCTTTAAGCGTGGTGCTTTCCGATGCCGCTGGGTATCAGCCGACATATGGATGGGTACAAAACAAGAGCCAGCTAAAAGCCGTTGCCACAACTGGCGGAGTAAGGGGAAGTACCATTGTAGGTACTGTCATGAAAATTGGCAATGAAAATGCCAATCTGAATACAGGGAATCTGCTTACAAAAAGCGGCTCTGTTGTGGTGACGGTAACCACGACAGATTCTCGTGGCAGAAACAAGACGGTTACAAACACTATTACTGTACAGCAGTATGCTGGACCGTCTATTGCAAATCTCACATACGCAAGAGGTTCCTATACAGGCGGCGTGTGGACAGAAAACAATACCGGCGCAGACATTAAGGTGATGTTTGATCTCACCATTTCTCTGAGTAATAACACCGCCAGCATCTCTTTGAAGATCGATGATGAGAATAGGCAAACCCTTTCTGCGCAAAGCTCCGGCTCAAAGGTTGTTTACATCGCCGGTGTCGGAACAGATACGACCAGAAAACTGGCGGTAGTCGCCACGGACGCTTTTTCAAGCAGTTTTACCAAAGAAATGGATGTGGCGACAGTTGAAGTCCCGTTAAATATCAACTTCAACTTGCCGGGAGCGTGTTTTGGCGGGGTAGCCGAAAAAGGGAAAACGGTGCAATTCAAGTGGCCTATCTACGCCGAAAATACCGTGGAGCTGAACGGGGAATTGATTTTATCTGATTCCGCAGCGGGGAAACTTCGGCAAGCGATGGGCATCCAAGACTACATCATTGAGCAAGGCGTAAGTGGCAACTGGACGTACCGGAAGTACGCATCCGGGTATGCGGACTTGTGGTGGCGTGGTACAGTGACGCCAACCAGCTACACTACATTTGGTAGCGCCGCATACACAAATACGATTTCCCTGTCAATGCCCTTCGGGGTGACGGGGAACGTGGTAATCACCGGCAGTGCGTCTGATCTGCACACAATCTGCAATACGGATTGGAGCTATGCTTCAAAAACCTTGTCCTTCCGCATGGCCCGTGGTGCATCAATGACACCAACAAATGAAACCGTATCGCTGCGGGTGACTGGCAAGTGGAAAGCATAAAACATATAAGGAGATACCGCATGACAGAAACTATCATTGTTGCACTTATCACCGGCGGCCTGTCGCTGCTGGGGGTAATCATCACCAGCAACAAGACCACCCGTGATGTGCAGGCCAAGCTGGACACGCAGCAGGCCGTCACCGACACCAAACTGGACGAGCTGACACGGGAAGTCCGGGAGCATAACGACTTCGCCCGGCGCGTTCCGGTGCTGGAGGAGCAGATCAAGGTCGCCAATCACAGGATAGCGGATTTGGAAAGACTGCCCAACCGCTGAGCCTCGCAAATCTATAGTATGAGGAGGTATATGTATGTATCGAGGTACAACCCCCACGCTGACATTCCGCCTGCCCATCGACACGGGGAGCATCACGGTGCTGTCCTTGGCCGTAGCGCAGGCCGGACAGGTTAAAATCGAAAAAGCATTGTCGGATGTACAGCTGGACGGGAATGTTGTCTCATGCACACTGACGGAAGCCGAGACCCTGTCGCTTACTGCCGGGAGAGGCATTGACGCAAAGATACAGCTCCGGGTGGGCGTAGGCGGTCAGCGCATGGCATCTCAGGTATTCACGGTGCCGGTGGAGCGTATCTTGCGGGATGGTGCGCTATGATCGAGTTTGACGTAGCGTTCCGGCCCGGCGATGACTTCGCAGTCACCTTCGGCGGGGAAGCTCCTCTGGATGCTGAGATGGGACAGGTGATGGAGGTGCTTGCTACCGAGGAGCGGACGGTGGAGCTGTCTATGCCCTACGGCAATCAGGTCATCCTGCCCACCAGCGGCAAGGTCATGCGCAAGGTGACTATTCAAAAACCGGACACCCTACTATCCGAGAACATCAAGAAGGATGTGGTGATCGGCGGCGTGACCGGAACTCTGGAGGATGGCGGCAGCTTCAAGGCAGTGATAGAACGCACGGCTGTCAGCCCTACACTTCCGGGTGATTTGACGACCATTGGTTACAGTGCGTTTAGCGGTTGTCCCAACCTTGCATTAACCAGCCTGCCGTCTGGGGTAACAAGCATCAGTGACTATGCGTTTAATAATTGCCCCAACCTTGCATTAACCAGCTTGCCGTCTGGCATGACAAATATCGGTAGCTATGCGTTTCAAAGCTGCCCCAAACTTGCACTAACTAGTCTGCCGTCTGGAATAACACGCATCGGTTACTATGCGTTCAATGGTTGCCGCAACCTGGCAATAACTAGGCTGCCACCTGGGATAACGAACATTGGTTTCGGTGTGTTTGCTAATTGCACCGGGCTAACAAGTATTACATTCGAGGGAAACCCAAAGACCATCCACTCTTCTGCATTTAACGGGTGCTCCAACCTAACCACCATTTATGTTCCGTGGTCGCAGGGGCAAGTAGCAAATGCTCCTTGGGGTGCGAGCAAGGCCACCATCATTTACGATTATACGGAGAATTAAAAAAAAGAAAGGAGACTGTAGTGAACGTACAATACCGACTAAACCGATAAACAAAGACTTGTCAACATTTTTTGTGTGCCCGAATCGGGCACGGAAAGGAGAAATTATGGAAACTTTTGGCATCGCAAGCGTGGCGGTCATCACCGTCATCACCTACCTCGTGGGGCTGGTGGGCAAGGCCAGCAGCATGAACGACAAGTGGATCCCCATCCTGTGTGGGGTCTGCGGCGGTCTGCTGGGGGCTGTCAGCTACTATCTGGCACCCATCCCGGACTTCCCGGCGGGCGACCCCATCACCGCCATTGCCGTGGGCATCGTCAGCGGTCTGGCAGCCACCGGCATCAATCAGGCTGTCAAGCAGCTGAGCAAGGGGGAGTGAGATATGGGTAAGCGCATCACTGCCGCATATCCCATCGCCAAGGCGGGCGGTATCCCCATCAACACCAGCATCCCGGCCAGCAAGGAGACCTATGACCGGCTGGGCGGGCGGGACGTGGCCTTTGTGGTGCTGCACTACACGGGCAACGTCAGCGACACCGCCAAGGCCAACTGCAAGTATTTCGCAGGCGGCGACCGGGAGGCCAGCGCACACTACTTTGTGGACGAGGACAGCATCTACCAGTCCGTACCGGCCTGTGACCGGGCGTGGGCGGTAGGCTCTCCCGCTCCGGTACATCCCCTCTGCCGCAACACCAACAGCATCTCCATCGAGATGTGCTGCTCCGGGAACTACCATGTTTCCGAGCGCACCAAGGCCAATGCTGCGGCGCTGACGGCGGAGCTGTGCAAGCTGCTGGGCATCTCCGGCGTGGACACCTACGTCCTGCGCCACTACGACGTGACCGGGAAGTCCTGCCCCCGGCAGATGGCAGGGAAGAACAATGCGGAGTGGGAGGCGTTCAAGGCCAGCGTCAAGGCGCTGCTGAACGAGCAGCCCGCACCCGCACCGACGACGAAGGAGGAGACGATCAACATGGAACTGCGTATGCTGCGCCGTGGCATGGAGGGCAATGATGTCCGGGCCGCCATGCTGCTGATGAAGGACAAGGGCTATTACCC